AAGGACTTCTTAATAGAGAAGTTAAGATTGATGGAGAGTATGCAGTATGTGCTAACGGTGCTCAGTATCGTAAGGATGTACATGGATTCCTACCTGAGATAATGCAAAGGATCTACGATGATCGTACGATCTATAAAAAGAAAATGTTAAAGGCAAAACAAAAGTATGAAACTAATCCGACTCCAGACGTACAGAAAGAAATCTCTCGATACAACAACATTCAGATGGCTCGGAAGATTCAGCTTAATTCTGCTTATGGTGCTATCGGGAATCAATACTTCCGTTATTATAACCTTGCTAACGCTGAAGCTATTACTTTATCTGGTCAAGTTTCTATCCGTTGGATAGAAAACAAGATGAATTCCTATCTCAATAAACTATTAAAGACTGAAGATTATGATTACGTTATTGCTAGTGACACCGATAGCATTTACTTGCACCTTGCTCCTCTTGTGGAGAAGGTATTCTCGAACAGAGAGAAAAGCAGTGATAGCACACTTAGGTTCCTTGAGAAGGTGTGTGATGTGGAACTTGAGAAGTATATATCGAATTCTTATCAGGAGTTGGCCACCTATGTAAGTGCCTATGATCAGAAGATGATCATGAAGCGAGAGAACATAGCGAACAAGGGTATCTGGACTGCCAAGAAAAGATATATCCTCAATGTATGGAACAGTGAAGGTGTGCAGTATGCTGAACCTAAACTAAAGATGATGGGTATCGAAGCAGTCAAGTCTTCTACACCTATGCCATGCAGAACTGCTATTAAAGAAGCACTTGATCTCGTTATGAATAGTGATGAGGATGAGGTGCAGAAATATATCTCAGGATTTAGAAAGAAGTTTGAGCAGTTACCACTAGAAGATATATCATTCCCTCGTAGTTGCAATAACATACAGAAGTTTACTTCCACTAAAGACATCTATGGTAAGGGATGTCCAATACACGTACGTGGTTCTTTACTATACAATCATTATATAAAGAAACATAAGATCGCTCACAAGTTTCCTCTCATACAGGAAGGTGAGAAGATCAAATATCTTTACCTAAGAAAACCTAATCGCATTGGAGAGAATGTCATTTCATTCTTCCAAACTCTTCCCACAGAATTCGAACTTGACGGATCAGTAGATTATGAGGTACAATTTGACAAGAGTTTCTTGTCTCCCATCAAGGGTATCCTTGATGCTATCGGGTGGACACCCGAAAAACAGATTACATTAGAGCATATTTTTGGATGACTAATTCATTTTTTACAGACATAGCAAAAGAGATCGGTAACGAGTACGCAGGTGTTGTGTCAGACGGTGTTGCAGCAGGTGACACTAGCGGTTTCATAGACACAGGATCATACCTTTTTAATGCTGTTGTGTCTGGTAGTATTTTTGGTGGAGTACCTAGTAATAAGATCACAGCATTAGCAGGTGAATCTAGTACAGGTAAAACATTTTTCTGTCTAGGTATTGTTCAGCACTTCCTAGAATCAAATCCTGATGCAGGTGTAATTTACTTTGAGTCTGAGTCTGCCATCTCTAAAGAGATGATAGAGAAACGTAATATAGATTCTAATAGAATGTATCTTGTACCAGTTACTACAGTACAGGAGTTCAGACAACAAGCAATTAAGATTGTAGATAAGTATCTTGCACAGTCAGAAAAAGAACGCAAACCATTGATGTTTGTTCTTGATAGTCTTGGTATGTTATCCACCACTAAAGAGGTAGATGATACTGAGCAGGGTAAGGACACACGTGACATGACTAGAGCACAAGTTGTTAAGTCTATCTTCAGAGTTCTAACACTGAAACTAGGTAAAGCAAATGTTCCTATGATAGTTACTAACCATACCTATGATGTTGTTGGTGCCTATGTACCTATGAAAGAAATGGGTGGTGGTTCTGGTCTTAAGTATGCTGCATCCTCTATCATATACTTGAGCAAATCTAAAGAGAAAGATGGTAAGGATGTTGTAGGTAACCTAATCAAATGTGAGACTAAGAAGTCTAGGTTTACCAAAGAGAATAGTAGAATCGAAGCAAGACTATTCTATGATGAGAGAGGACTTGACAAGTACTATGGTCTCCTAGAGTTAGGAGAGAAACACGGAGTGTTTACAAGAATAGGAAACAGGTATAAGATGGGTGAGTCTAACTTGTATCCTAAATCTATTCTTGCTGATCCAGAGAAGTATTTTACTCCCGAAATTATGCAAGCATTAGACGAGAGTGCACAGAAGGAGTTCTCTTATGGTTCTTAGAAACGTTACCGACTACATCAAGACATACGACAGATGTTTACCACAAAATGTCTGTCGTAATTTAGTTGCGTTAGCAAAGAAAACTAAGTTAGAAAGATGGGAACAGAAGGGTCGTCCTCAATGTGGTATGTTTAACATCACACATGTTGCAGAGACAGAACAAGATCCAGACTGGATGAAGATGCAGAACCTACTCATCCCTGCGATCAAATCAGCATCCGAACTCTACATGACACAGGTGGGATGTAAAGATCACTGGCCAGTAGAGAATGGATTTGAGCAAATCAAACTCAAGCATTACAATCACGAATCTAATGATAGGTTTGATGAGCATGTTGATGTTGGTGACCACAGTAGTGCAAGAAGATTTCTTGCTCTGTTCTTTTATCTAAATGATGTTGCAGAAGGTGGAGAAACACACTTCCCTAATGTAAACATCAGTATCAAAGCGAGCGAAGGGAAGGTGTTAGTATTCCCTCCTACTTGGATGTTTGCACACTCAGGTAAAGCACCACTATCAAACGACAAGTATGTTGTCGGAACTTACCTACACTACATTTAATGCAAAAGATCGAAGAGATAGCACTTAGTAAACTCATCCTAGATGAGAACTATTGTAGACAGGTATTGCCCTTTGTTAAAGAGGAATATTTTGACACTATCAATCATAAGATATTGTTTGAGGTGGTTCATAAGTATGTGCAGGAGTTTGATGGTCTGCCAGAACCGATGGCACTTAAGATTGAGATAGAGAAGCGTAAAGATATAAGTGAAGAGATACTAAAAGAGATAGAAGGATTCATTGATACTGGTTTAGATAAAGATCAATACAATCACGACTGGTTGTTAAGTACTACAGAGAAATGGTGTAAGGAGAGAGCAATCTACCTTGCATTGATGGATAGTATTAAGATTGCTGATGGTCAAGATAAGACTCGTACTAAAGATGCTATACCACACATCATGTCTGAGGCATTGGGTACTGGTTTTGATGACACTGTTGGTCATGACTATCTAAATGATGCTGATGAGAGATATGATTTTTATCATAAGATAGAAGACAAGACACCATTTGATCTTGATTACTTTAATAAGATAACCAAGGGTGGTTTACCAAACAAGACACTTAACATTGCACTAGCAGGTACAGGTGTTGGTAAGTCTTTATTCATGTGTCATATGGCAGCAGCAACATTACTACAAAGTAAGAACGTTCTGTATATTACTCTTGAGATGGCAGAAGAAAAGATTGCAGAGAGAATTGATGCTAACCTTTTAGATGTACCTATCCAACAACTCAACGACCCACTGTTTACAAAGCAACAGTTTCGTACTAAAATGGATAAGATAGATAAGAAGACTCAAGGTAGGTTGGTTATCAAAGAATACCCAACTGCGTCTGCACATGTAGGTCACTTTAAATCTCTTATCAATGAGTTAGCAATGAAGAAAGGGTTTAGTCCTGATATTATCTTCATTGACTATCTAAATATTTGTTCATCATCACGTTACAAAAATTCCATTGTCAATTCTTACACGTTTGTTAAAGCGATTGCAGAAGAACTCCGTGGTCTTGCAGTTGAGGCTAATGTACCTATCGTCTCCGCTACTCAGACAACTCGTAGTGGCTATGGTAGTAGTGATGTTGATCTTACTGACACAAGTGAGTCGTTCGGTCTACCCGCCACTGCTGATCTTATGTTTGCTCTTATTAGTACGGAGGATCTTGAGGGGATGAATCAGATAATGGTCAAGCAACTCAAGAATAGATACAATGATCCTACAGTACATAAACGATTTGTAATAGGTATTGACAGATCGAAGATGAGGCTCTATGATTGTGAACAGCAACAACTTACTGATTCTGGTACTGACGAAGAGATACTAGAAGTCGCTAAGACTAAAACTAAATTTGATTCCTTTAAGATATGACAAAAGAAAACGTACCTTATGATCCTGCCTCGGCAGACAACGCTCAGAAAGTTGCAGAGAGTATGAACAATTCTGCACAGGATGCTAAAGATGATATGGCAGATGGTGCTAAGAAGATTGCTGATGAAACTCCTAAGACACCAGAAGACTTTATTAAACAAAAAGGATTCACTGCATGGCAAGCAGCAGAGAAGGTTAGAGCAAACGAAAAGAATAAAAAAGAAGAGACTAAGTTCCAGATTGATCTAGACAAGTACATGCATTTCCAAGACATGACTTGCTCTGCACCTAGTAAAGATAAGGTTCAGTACATAGATAGATTGAGACAACTCAGCGAACAAGGATGTGACATTGCTAGGTTGGACACAGCATCACAGGGTTTGACTGCAGAAGCAGGTGAGTTCTGTGAGATTGTTAAGAAACTGAAGTATCAAGGTAAACCATGGAATGATGCTAACAAAGAGCATCTAATTAAAGAACTCGGTGACGTTCTATGGTATGCAGCATGTGCAGCAAAAGCATTAGACATCAGACTTGATGAAGTATTCTATACCAACTCATTAAAACTAGCAGCAAGATATCCTGGTGGAGAGTTCTCCATTGAGGAGTCCGAAAACAGAAAACAAGGAGACATTTAATGCCTTTAATCTTGACACCAATCATATGTGCTGCTATACTAACAGCATACTCAACTTATATTCTTAGAAAGTACAACCCTCATTAACGCATGGCACTATCAGGACAAGTAGAAGAATCATTACGAGAAGCACAGGAGTGTCTACGTAATGCTTTATCTTTCTCTGCTCGTACAGAGAAGACATATATCAGTAAACACATTGCAGATATATTACATCAGATTGATAACCTATGTGACGTAAGTGAGATGTTGGAACACATGGAGAACCTTCGCAATGAAATTGACTAAAATTATGGATCAAGGTCCTTATCGTTTTGTTCACACAGATAAGAGACTTGAGAACGGTAAACTAGATTACCGTATACAGAAGTACAACACATGGACGCAACGTTACAATGACATGTACTTACTAGACAGTTCACTACAGTTGGACTGCTGTCTGGAGGACAAGGAATATACTAAGTGGTTAGACCCAGATCCTGAGGTCTCTGCATACAAAAAGAGAGGAGACGTTGTTAGGTCTCCCTATAAATAAGAGGGTAACACCCTCTTTTTTCGTGGCAAATAAAGGATTGCAGTTTGAGTGGTCAGTATTACACCATGCACTATCACGTGTTGGTGATCCATCTGAACTCTCATCGGAACAAAATGTAACTCGTCTTAAGGCAGCAGATGAAGTCAGTAAGATGGGGGAATCTTCTGCTGTGTCACAAGCAGGTCTGCAAGTCATTAATCAGATAAAACCTGGTGGGTTTGCTGCAGAACAATTATTCTATAAATCATTTATGAAGATGGGTGGTGGTGCTAATGAAGGGAAGACAGATATAATTTTCAGCAAAGGTGGTACGAAATATAAATGTAGTATGAAGTATGGTAATGATTATCAACTTACGTCAGCAGGTATAGATAAATCAATTAAGATTCTGACTGGTATATTAAAACTAGTAGCAAATAAGTATGGAACTAGAGACGATGCGATGTGTTTAGGATATCTTCAGTTAGTACTAGAAGAGATCTCTAATAAATTTGAGAACAACACAGGAACTATTACTGCTGCAGAGGCAGACAGACTTATGAGTAGCACAAGAGAGAACCTAGGACTAGAGTCTAGATTACAATCTATTCTAGGAACTAGAAAGAACCCTACCACATCAGGAGTCTATTCTAAATTTAAGTATGAACTAACTAAAGAATGTTTAACTGGTGAGATGACATTTGGTGGTGGTGACAAAGTTGCTACTCATGTACTCACAGAGTCTGGTGTCAAACCTATAGATGGTAAATTAATTAATGAGGTTATGGCTAGAGCAGGTGTTCGTATCAGCAAAAAGGGACGCAAAGCTAAAGGTGGTGTTAAGATGAACGCCATTACCATTAGATATGAGGTATAATTAAGACATGGCAAAGAACACACACCTAGAACATTTAGAAGATGACCTGATCAACCAAGGGTATCAGGGTGGTTTAAATGCTATTAATTTTATTGAGTCTCTTTCTGATATGCTAGACAGTGGTGGAAAGGGTGCAAGGGTTACTGTCAAATGGGATGGTGCCCCTGCTATTGTATGTGGTAGGACTCCTCAAGGGCAGTTTTTTGTAGGAACTAAATCAGTATTTAATAAAGGACAACCAAAGATCGGATATGATCATGATCTTATAGACTACCATTACGAAGGTAGTGTTGTTGGGACTATCCTTCATGAAGTATATGATCAACTAAAGAAACTACCATTTAAAGGTGTACTACAAGGTGATCTCTTATATACTAAGACACCTCCTATTACAAAGATGGGTGGCAATACAGTATATAAATTCAGACCAAACACTATCACATATGCAGTTGATGCATACAGTGAACTGGGTCAGAAGATAGGTGCATCCAAGTTGGGTATAGTATTTCATACGAGTTACACAGGTGAAAGTGTAGAGAATATGTCTGCAGCATTTGGTGTGGATGTATCGCATTTACAGGGAGTTAAGGATGTAGCAGTACTATCATCTAACTTTGAGAATGTAGGTGGAGTAGCAACACTCAGTACCACTGAGAAAGTACAAGTAAAACAAAACATTCGTAATGCTAAGATTGGTATGACTAAGGGTAGATCTTTCCTCGATTTGCTAGGTGGCACAAGACCTTTCGAGTATACTGCACTGTTTAAAGTATACTTTAACCAAGTTATTAGAACAGGTAAGGTTCCAAAGACTGCTGCACTGTTACATAAAGGGTTCGAAGTCTTTGTATCACAGCGTTTTGACATGGAGATTGCTAAGAAAAAGACTGAAAAATCTAAGGAACAATGGAAGAAAAAGAAACAAGAGTCCCTCAAGTATCTAAATAGTAACAAAACTGCCATACATAATGCTATGAGTGCCTTCCAGTCTCTAATAACTGCGAAGAAAATTATCATCCGACGCTTAGAGAAAGTGAAAGGTATTGGTACATTCATAGAAGACGAATCTGGTTACCGAGTTACAAGTCCTGAGGGATACGTAGCAATTAAAAATGGTACGGCTATCAAACTTGTTGATAGATTAGAATTCTCTAAAGCAAACTTTACTGTGGCAAAGAACTGGTCAAAATGATTCACTTTAATCAATTCATAACTGAAACAACACCTGCACAGGGAACAGTATCACAACCTGCTAAGAAGAAACCTGTACCTAAGTCTCAGCAACCAGAGGACAAGCATGTTGCGATCACTTTTGGTAGGTTTAACCCACCTCATGCAGGTCATGGTAAACTTATGGATGCTGTTAAAGCACATGGTGGTGACTCAGGTAACTATAGAATCTATCCTAGTAGAACGCAAGATCATAAGAAGAATCCTTTGAGTGCTGATCAGAAGGTTGATCACATGCGTAAGATGTTTAAGAATCATAAGGATAAGATACAGAATTCAGAACAGCATAGAAATATATTTGACATACTACGTGACCTCAATGATGAAGGACATGAACATGTAACAATGGTAGTCGGAGACGACAGAGTAAAAGAATTTCAGAAGTTAACGCAGAAATATAACGGTGTACACTACGACTTTAAGTCTGTTAATATCAAGTCAGCAGGTGCTAGAGATCCAAATTCAGATGATCCAATAGAAAAACTATCAGCATCAGCACAGAGAAAGCATGCACAGGGTGATGACCATGACTCCTATCATGCAGGAATGCCAAAAGGATTTAAGAAGTCAGACTCTATGAAGATGATGGCAGATGTAAAGACAGGTATGACACCTCCTAAGAAACCATCACAGAAACTTAAGAAGAAAACTCCTGCTACTCCGAAGAGTGAAGCATGGGAATACTCACCTAAGTTACACATGTATGAGTTCAGAGAACACTACATGGAGCATGAAGTTTTTTCAGTTGGTACTCTAGTAGAGCATGATGACAGTGGTATACGTGGTGTTATAGTACACCGTGGTACTAATCATGTTGTCTTTAAGGATGATGAAGGTGAAGAGTTTAAAGCATGGTTGCATCATGTAACTGAGGTTGTAGAGTTAGATGAGATAGCAATGGCAAGGAAAAAGGACAACCCATACTCTAAGCGTAAGATACTTAAGATGCTTATCAGGTCAGTTGCTGAGAAAGAAAGATCTAAAGCAGGTGTGACAAGAGAAGAGAAAGAAAAGGGAGATCAAAGTAACTATTCTGCTGATGATGGTAGTGGTAATACATGGAAGATCGGCACTGATGAGTACAGAAAAGCAGTGCAGGACATGACTCCAGGTCAGGGAACTACCAAGTTTGGGGTTAAGTTTAACGACTTTAGAAAGGCTGCACAGCCTAAATAATAATTACGGAATCAATTTTATCCGATGATCACAACAAATATTGCTGCTAAACTCATAGGTTATTCTATGGAAGAGCAGATTAAAATAACTAAATGTGTTGACCATAACACAGCTGCTCCTACAAAACGCATGCAGGAGACAGTTGATGCTATAATTAAGATCATCGATGAATCTCCAATACAACCCGCCTTTGAGGGATACGCAGGTTTCCCGATTGATAAGGAAGCAATCGACAAGAACAAACGTAAGACACCTGACGATCGTAATATTGGTAGAGTAGTATCACAAGGTGGTAACTCTATGGTTATTACAGGTCGTAAATCAGATGGACGTTACGTAGTCGTTGGAAAGAAGGGTGAGAAAACTGCTAAACATCAAGAAGACATTGGTGTCCAAGGACCCAAAGAGTCTGTTGACTATAGTATAGATATAGAAGACTTACATAATCTTATGAAAGAAGCAATGACCGTCACTAATGCTGACAAGAAAGGTAACACACCCGCTTGGCAGAATTACAAGAAGGGTATGAAATCCAAGACATCTGGCAAACCTATGTACAAGGCTGCTGATCATGTCAAAGAGGAAGAGTTAAAAGAATACTCTGATACTGGTTGCTCAACACCAAGTAAGCCTAAGAAAAAGAAGAAGGCATACAAAGAAGAGAAATACGATTGGCGTGCAGCACTTGAGGAGGTCAGGAATGGCTAGTGCTACTAATACTAAAACCACACCAGTCAACAAGAATGACGAGGGTGATAAGAATACACAAAACCTAACCCAAGGTTCTACTAAAACTAAAAAGGGTATCACAATCAATCCTAAGAAGGAGGATCTCATGTCAGAATCAGAATTAAACGAAAAGAAAAAGTTAGATCCAGTCGGTAAAGAAGACTCAGATATCGATAACGATGGTGATGTCGATAAGAGTGACAAGTATCTAAACTTCAGACGTAAAGTACGTACCTCTATGATCAAGAGGAAGCAGAAGATGAAGGAAGAAATCGCTGCTGAACTAAGAAACAAACAGTTAGTATCTGAAGAACCAATAGATGAGGTGGCTGTTACTGGTGCTGCTCTACCTGCATCTGTCGGATCAACATCTCACAGTAACACTAGCAAGTCTAAGTCTAACATGAAGTCTAAGATGCTTGCTGCTACTGCAGAGTACGATAAGAAAAAGAAAGAAGCACGTGGCTAACCTATTAGAGTGGGACAACTCGGAGAAGGCAGCGACCTTAAAGAGATACGCTCAGGAAAAGAAAGACAAGAAGGAGACTCTTTATAAGAGTAAGTACGGTAAGAAAAGGTACAAGGACTTCATGAAGAAAGATGCTGAAGGCAAAGCAAAGTCTGGTGTCAAGAATCCTAAAGGTGTAAGAGCATTACACAAGGGTAAGTGGGGTTACATGAAGAACCGCAAGTTCACTGCTGATTAGACTGGCTATATAGTATATAATATATTGAGTTGAGACCATGCTAGGATTTTTACTACCTTTCGCATCTAAGATTATTTCAGATGCTGTTGACAAGATTCCAGATGACGCAGAATTAGGAGAGAAACTAATCGATATCTGCCTTGTTATCATGACTAAAGCAGTCAAACTAACTAAGACTACTGCTGACGACAAGCTATTAGAAGCAGTCAAAACAGCAATAGAGACACGTTAGATTATAAATAAATAATAGAAATACCAAACTTTTAGAGGATTTACAATGTCTGTCGTAGGAAAGATTGACGCTGCAGCATTTAGTAATACTATTTCCGTCACTAATGGTGACGCAACTGTTACTAAGAACGCTGCTGATAGTGTCGTTGTAGGAGATGTCTTGAGCATATCAAGTGTTAACTATATTGTTAAGCAAGTTACAAGTACCACTGCTATCGAATTGCATAAAGTATATGCAGGATCAACAGCAACTGTAGCTGCTGCATCTGTTATTAAGAGAACTCCTCCTAAGGCAGTTGCTGAGTTTGTCATCCTTGGTGGCGACTCTAACTCCTACGAACTAATATTTGTAGACACGACTGAAGATGGTATTGCATCCAACAAGACTCGTGGTATTTCGGGTCCAGGTTGGTGGCAGTACAGAACATACCAGACACACAATGGAGACACCAGACATAAAGCTGAGTGCCTCGTTCCTCTAAAAGTTGCTGCAGGTACTTCTGGTGACGACGCTGACGATACAGTCGCAGCAGATGTATTAGAAACAATTACAGTGGGTACACAACCTGCTAACTCTACTTCATCTAGTGGTGCAGGAACATTCGTTGCAGCATTCACTGTTGATCAGTCAGGTACTAAGTCCTTTAAGTGGCAGAGACAGACAGCAAGTGCTACTACTCGTTGGGTAGATATCGCTGCTAACACAGATACTGGTATCACATATGCAGACTTCACTACAGCAACACTTGCTTACAGTGGACTTGCAGGTACAACACTTAACGGTTACAAGTATCGTTGCGTACTAAACACAAGCAAAGGTGCTGAACAGAAGTACACTAACGGTGCTGCTACACTTACATTCGGTAGCTAAATAAAACTGAACCATCATTATGTAAATGAGATTTGATCATCTAGATGAGAAGAATCATTTGATGTTCGCAATCAAGTACTATGAGAATCCACAGTCGGTGACTGTGGATGACTTCATGGAAGACATGAAGAAGTTTAAGTATCTGAAGAGACTACTTAAACGTTACCTCAAGACAGGTGTATTGCGTACTAATTTAATTCTAAATCATTTAATCGTACTATACAACGTCTTTGGCGAGGGTACACTCCCTTTATTAATGTACAAACTTGAGCCTGAGTACTATCCTGCAGTGAAAACCTTCTTGATATATTTGAGTAGGTATCCAGAGAACAACGGTGGTGTTCTAGAGGAAGTGGATCTTGATGAAGAAATTTACACACAGTTAAGAAAGTTGTGAACGAAGAAGGACCAACAATGAGTGCAGGTACAGGAGGTTTTAGCGGTAGTGCTAATGCTGCAGGTCCTGTTGCAGGGTTTGATTCTTTGTTAGGTTCTAATAGTGAGAAGAAACCTCGTCTACGTAAGAGGAAATTTAAGAAGCAAGTGAAAGAGGCATTGGTGCTAGGTCACCTCAAGCCTGATGCAGAGAAAGCAGATGGAAAATATCTCCCCTTTAAGATATGCTATGATTACGCACAAGAATATGTACTGTATGGTAAGTCAGAAGCCGATGTTAAAATACAGTTACGAAAGATTTACAGACCAGAGAACCACAAGAAGATACAAGTGAAACGTCTGTACCCAAATGAAGTGATCAAGTTTTACTATGATTTGAGAAGGAAGGCACTCCAAAATCAGTAAGTATAAATACTAGCATGTCGGACATTAATACTGCCATCATCGAGAGGCTCGAACGAGTCGTAGAATCCCTACAGGAAAATTCTGTAAAGATGGGACAACTTCTTGCTGTTCATAATGAGAAGTTGGATAAGCAAGACAAGATAGACGAAGTATTATTTGAGAAAATAGATAGGCTATCAGCAGATGTCAATAGAGAAACAGATGCAATCAAGAAAGGTTGCGAGCGTGACATACGTAAGGTTGACGATCGACTACGTACCATGGAGAAAAAGATGTGGAGTATTTTTGGTGCTCTGTCTATTATCTCTTTCATCGTTAGTCCTATCGGTCAGAGGATCATCGCACCAGCCTTGACAGGTGCCACAACTCCTGCTAGTATATCCTCAGAGTTCTAAGATCTAAATGAGTACAGTCGATGACCTCTACATAAGTAGGTTGTCTATTAGGTTAGATAAGTTTAAGAAAGTAAAAAATCAACTATACAACTTCCGTTGCCCCTTCTGTGGAGACTCCCAGAAGAATAAGAACAAGGCACGGGGGTATTTTTTTCATGTCAAAGGACGTATGGTATATAAATGCCATAACTGTGGTGTGGGGAAGACTACTGGTAACTTTCTGAAGGAGTTTGCACCTGATCTGTACAGTGAATATCATCTAGAAAAGTATCGTCAGAACTCTACTGGTAAGGGTACAACTGTAGAAAATTTTACAGTTCCAGATTCCAAACCAGTCTTTAAAAACATCATCGATCTGGAAAGTATCGCTGATCTAAATAATTCACACCCTGCTAAAAAATATCTGTTAGATAGACTCATTCCTGAGACACAACTGTCTCGAATCTTCTATGCTGATAAGTTTAAAACATGGGTTAACACCAAGAAGAAAACGTTTGACTCGCTACAAAATGATCAACCTAGAATTATTATCCCACTCACTCGCACAGATGGTAGTTGGTATGGCATTCAGGGTAGATCTATGGCAAAGTATACAACGTTACGATACATCACAGTGCTCTTCGATGAGCATGAGAAAGTCTTTGGACTCGACAAAGTAAACACTGATGAGACAGTTTATGTTACCGAAGGACCCTTGGACTCCCTCTTCTTGGATAATGCTATCGCTATGTGCGGTGCCGATGTTGACCTTAGTTCTTATGACTATGACCTTGTGTACGTCTATGACAACGAACCAAGAAACAAACAGATCGTCGCAAGGATGGAGAACTCTATCCAACAGGGAAACAAGATGGTGATATGGCCATCAGTTGTCAAATGTAAAGACATTAATGACATGGTATTGGCAGGACTTGACCCATCTGCTATAATATCTGAACATGTATATCATGGGTTGGAAGCAAAATTAAAATTAACTAATTGGAAAAAGGTATGAACATCAGCGTAGTAAAGCGTAATGGGGTGGTCGAGCCTCTAAATCTCGACAAGATTCATACTATGGTTGAGTATGCCTGTAATGATCTCGCAGGAGTATCAGAGTCACAGGTAGAAATGAACTCAAACATCCAGTTCTATGATCAGATAGAAACATCTGACATCCAAGAGATTCTTATCAAGTCTGCTAATGACTTGATCTCTTTAGACACCCCTAACTATCAATACGTTGCAGCAAGACTATTATTGTTTGGACTGCGTAAGCAAGTCTACAAGGGGCACCCAGACAATCCTCCAGTACTAAAAGACCATGTTGAGAACTGTATTACTCAGGGTGTATACGACCCTAGTCTCCTTAAAGTATATTCTGAAAGCGAATGGCAAGAACTTAATGGATATATTGATTATGATAGAGATTATATGTTTACATATGCAGGTCTTAGGCAGGTCGCAGATAAATATCTAGTACAAGATCGCAGTACATCACAGGTCTATGAGACCCCGCAGCAGATGTACATCATGATTGCTGCCACACTCTTCCAAAAATATCCTATAGAAACGAGATTAGATTATGTCAGACGCTACTACGAAGCAATCAGTAGACACAGAATCAACATCCCAACGCCAGTCATGGCAGGGGTCAGAACCCCTATTCGTCAATTTGCATCTTGTGTTCTGGTTGATATTGATGACACCCTCGATAGTATCTTTAGCAGTGATATGGCTATTGGCAAATATGTCGCACAGAGGGCTGGTATCGGTATTAACGCAGGTAGAATCAGGGGCATCAACAGTAAAATCAGAGGTGGGGAAGTACAACACACAGGTGTTGTCCCCTTCCTTAAAAAGTTCGAGTCAACTGTTAGATGCTGTACTCAAAACGGTATCAGAGGTGGGTCGGCCACTGTCCACTTCCCTATTTGGCACCAAGAAATCGAAGACATCATCGTCCTCAAAAACAACAAAGGGACGGAAGACAACAGGGTAAGAAAGTTAGACTACAGTATTCAGTTCAGCAAACTATTCTATGAAAGATTTATCCAAAATAAAGAAATCACGTTATTTTCCCCTCATGATGTTCCTGCTCTTTATGAGAGTTTTGGGACCGATAAGTTTGATAGTTTATACTGCCAGTATGAATTGGATGAATCCATCCCCTCCACAAGAGTCAGTGCAAAAGAATTAATCCTTGCCATCCTTAAGGAGAGATCAGAGACAGGTCGTTTATACATCATGAACATAGACCACTGCAATGAGCATTCATCCTTTAAAGATATGGTAAGGATGAGTAACCTATGTCAGGAGATCACTCTACCTACAGATCCTATCAATCATATTGATGATGCAGGTGGGGAGATAGCATTGTGTATTCTATCTGCTATCAATGTAGGTAAGATCAATAACCCATCACAGATGGAAGAACTATGTGACCTAGCAGTCAGAGGACTAGAAGAACTAATTGACTATCAGAACTATCCAGTTCTTGCTGCTGAACGTAGCACACTAGCACGTAGATCATTAGGTGTAGGGTACATAGGTCTAGCACATTACCTTGCTAAGAACAACGTTAAGTATGATGACCCTGCTGCATGGCAGTTAGTTCATGACCTTACTGAGTCCTTCCAGTTCTATCTCTTACAGGCATCTAACCAGATAGCAATAGAGAAAGGTGCATGTGATGGGTTCTCTGGAACTAAATACTCAGATGGAATACTACCTATAGATACCTACAAGAAAACAGTAGACACTATAGTTCAGAATAATCTGAAGCATGATTGGGAATCTCTTAGAACATCTATCATGGAGAACGGTCTCCGACACAGTACACTGTCCGCACAAATGCCATCGGAGAGCAGTTCCATTGTGTCTAATGCAACCAACGGAATCGAACCACCAAGAGATTATCTGTCCATTAAAAAGTCTAAGAAAGGTCCACTCAAACAGATAGTTCCGTCCTATGGAACACTTAGGAATAATTACACGCTATTGTGGGATATGCCTAGCAATACTGGTTATATTAATATTGTTGCTGTTATGCAGAAGTTCTTTGATCAAGCGATTTCTGGAAACTGGTCGTACAACCCAGAGAATTATGAAAATTCTGAGGTTCCTGTTTCGGTAATGGCAAATGATCTTTTAACTACATATAAGTACGGTTGGAAAACTTCTTACTATCAGAACACATATGATAGCAAGAAAGATGTTGATGAACCTGTACATATACAGGATCAGTCCGTTAGATTAAACAACTTAGTAGAAGATATACTGAGTGGAAGTGAAGAAGAATGCGAGGCATGTAATGTTTAGTAAAAAACTGAAGGAGGGGACATCCAAGTCCCATTCTGCAGCAGAGAATACCAAGTTTGTATCATCGTTTCTCCGAGGGGTCTTAGATCCTGAGGAGTATCGTAAGTTATTAGCAAACTTCTATTTTGTCTATGACACTATGGAAAGAGAGGTCAAAAGTTCCAAGGATCCTATCGTTGGAGAACTAAAGCAATGGTCTAGAGAATTAAACCGTGTACCATTTCTAGAAAGAGATCTCTTATATTATTATGGTCCCAACTGGAAGGATGTGATAGAACCATCCTCTGCATGTGATACCTACTGTTGGCGAATCAAACAAGTAGCACATGATGAACCCTATCTTTTAGTAGCACACCACTACACACGTTACATAGGTGACTTATCTGGTGGTCAGATACTAAGAAAGATAGCAGAGAAAGCATTAAAACCTCCTCTAGGTGAGGGGTTAATGTTCTACGAGTTCCCTTGTATTGATGATGCAAAGGAATGGAAGACAAATTACAAATCTGTGTTAGACTCTATGGAGTTTAATACACAAGAAGAAAATGCTCTAATCACTGAAGCAAACTATGCGTTCAGACTTAACATGTATATGTTCGATGAGGTACAGGGCAGTGCCACTAAATCATTATTAAAAGTATTATGGGGATTTTTAACAGGTAAGTAATGGGGACAACAGTTTTTAACTCTACTAAAGTAGATACCAAGAAGCAACCTATGTTCTTCGGGCAACCCTTAGGGATGCAACAGTATGTGGATTTTAAGTATCCAGATTTTGATAGACTAACTCAATCACAATTGGGATTCTTTTGGAGACCAGAGGAAGTATCCTTACAGAAGGATCGTTCTGACTACAAGACACTTAATGATCAGCAGAGACACATCTATACAAGTAATTTAAAATATCAGATCCTTCTTGACTCAGTGCAAGGTAGAGGACCAGGCATGGCATTTAAACCATACTGTAGTCTACCTGAGTTGGAAGGAGCAATGAGTGTATGGGAATTCATGGAGGGTATTCACTCAAGATCCTACACTCACATCATCAAAAATGTTTATCCAGATCCAAGTGAAGTCCTAGACACTGTACTTGAGGACGATAAAATTATCCAAAGAGCTCAATCAGTTACCAAAGCATACGATGACTTCATCGATTGTGCACAGGAATACGCAGTAGGTAACATGTGGAAACCTTCATGGAAGGATTCTCCCACATCAACTTGGACTCTTCGTGACATCAAAAGAAAACTTTACAAGGCAGTAGTTAATGTTAACATTCTTGAGGGCATCAGATTTTATGTCTCATTCGCTTGCTCATTTGCGTTTGGTGAACTCAAACTTATGGAAGGATCCGCTAAGATTATCGCTCTCATCGCACGAGACGAAAGTCAGCATCTTGCACTTACTCAAAAGATAATTAAGAAGTGGCAGCAAGGTGATGATCCAGACATGATAGAGATTGCTAAGGAAGAGCAAGAGAATGTTAGAACTATGTTTAGACAGACAGTTGCAGAAGAGAAGGACTGGGCTAAGTACCTGTTCGCTCAAGGCAGCATGATAGGTCTGAATGAAAGGCTACTGTGTCAATACGTTGAGTGGATAGCTAACCGTAGAATGAAAGCGATTGGTTTAGACCCAGAGTATGAGATAGCAGCAAGAAACAACCCACTACCATGGACTAACCACTGGTTAAACAGTAAGGGTCAGCAGAATGCACCTCAGGAAACTGAGATTGAGTCCTACGTAGTTGGAGGAATCAAACAAGATGTCACCGAAGATACATTCACAGGATTCGAGCTCTAATTTTTTAGAGCATTTAATGAAATGGCAAAAAGGAAGAGACCACAACGACAGAGTGATCCTCTCAATCAAAGACCAGAGAACTGGTATCAAGGACCACTTGAGTTTTTTACGTTCCCTCAAGAGGGACTTACGGAAAACCAGACCTCTAAGACCTCGAAGAGGTAACAAATGTAACTAGTTTGTTGCATAAATAGTATTGATATGCTAACATATCCATACGTTCATCCAATGCAAGGACTTTACTTACTAGCGATGCTCCTCTCTGATCATCACCCTTCCCACTGGGAAATGTCATGTGATGAGTGGAACCGAAACAGGATTGAGATACTCAGCGATGGGAATCTTAACTCTGACTCTCATGAGTATCTCATAGATTACTTTAAGAGCAAGGTTTCGGATAGTGAATGTAAAGCTTGGTCTATTGGACGCAAGTAAGCCGACTCGGAACGGATTCGTTCATCCTATGTACAACATACTACTCAGTCTAATAGCAATAGGAGCACCACTTGATTGTGGTCATGCTGCTGAACTATTAGAAAGTGTCATCAACAACCCTAATAGATCTGAGAGATTAGAACTAACAAGAGTTATAGTTGCACACACTGACCCCATATGTTTTCCATCGGACGCAAAAGACGACTGAAGGAACGGTCTAATCAACCTCATTCCAACAGGAGAAACCCAAATGGCTAACGTCACATACCGTGGAGTTCAGTACGATACAAAGAATCGTCCTAATCAGAACACACAACAGAAGAACGATACACCTCTAGTGTACCGTGGAATAAAAGTAGCAAAAGGAGACAAGTAACATGCTAGTAACTACAGAGATCATGCTCGCCAGTGTGCTATTTCTGGCAGTCATCTACGCAGAAGTACGTATCCTTTATTCCCACTAAATAATGATGACATCTTTCGTGCGATGTCTTCATTCGGAACTTACAGACCCCTACTAGTAGGGGTCTTTTTTATGTCAGGAAATGCAAATTAAAAGAAGTTTAATAATGTATTAAGGATCACATAACTTGTATAATATAGTGAGGTTTATTCTAGAAAAACTCATGAAAGCATTAGCAGTTGGCCTGCTCGCTCTTGGTGTATCAGCACCAGTAGTCGCAGGACCTTACGTTTCCACCAAGGTAGCAGCCAAGGGTGAGAACTCAGACTTCGAGAAGACAGAAGTCGAAGCTCGTATCGGATACGAAACAAAAACAGGTAATTTAAAACCTTACATCGAAATCGGTCCTAACTGGGAGATGAAAGATGGTGAGGATGATGCAGATTTCCTTAAAGCAATCGAAGTTGGAACTAAGATTAAGTTAAGTGACAACTTAGGTTCTAAGGTTAAAGCAGAATTCGTATTCGATGACGACGGAGATGTCGAATGGAAATATGAAGCAGGATTAACATACGATCTATAAAGACGATGAAAATCCTACCACTAGTCGGGGCTGCACTGTTAGGTGCATCCCCCTTTTCGGTGAATGCCGA